GAACTCGCATCAGCTCGCGGTTCATGTCAATTACATGATAAACGGGATAATGGCTATACCGTATGGTGATATGAAGCGGAATCTCGTTGACGTCTTGAATATCCATAGACTCAACATCAACGAGGTTAATGATAGTGTCGCTAAATACGACTTTATTTCCTACGACGGAATAGTAATCTGGAGTGAGCGGAATAAGTGGCGAGGAGTCAGAAGCAAAGAGAAACGCATTGGTAATCTCTAACGGCTCATAAATAGGATACGCTATCAGCTGACCATTAAAAAGAACGGGATGAAGCGTTTCGCTGAACCATTCTTCCAGCTGGGTCAAAATGATTCTATCCATGAAACCCAGCTTATCTATGCCTCTCGTCGTAATACTGGCAGTTCCCCTATTAACTTGACTCCATTCGTCATACCGCTTTTTAGAGTCCATATGCTGGGCAAGAAGGCGAGTTTCCGTTCGGTCTACAAAAAACCAACCGCGTCCTCCGCAATTGCGACAAGTGGAAAGAGCTTGACCAGTAGATTTTTCGCAACAAGGGCATCGCAACGCTCGGTCAATAAGAGCGTCGTATCCTTGCGTCTGGATGAGAGTTTCAAAACGATTGACATCCCAACCAACTCGGGGATTTATAGCAGCAGGTGGCGTCTGATAAGCCGTCACCATATTAGTCATTATGCTACGTTTTTCACCCATAATTACACTAAACTACCTCAAAGGCAATTCCGCGATATTTGCTACGCATACTTGGCATCATGCGGTCAATGTCGTCTATGTATTGTTTCATACGACCGGCAAACAAACCACCCTGACCGCTACGACTCAACGGAGTGCTTTGACTTACTCCGTCCAGTGTTATGTTGATACTTGTAATACCAATACCGTAAAGCACGTCGCCTATCACAGCCAAAACATTGAGTGCGGCGTATTTTGCCACTAAATCCATGAGGTCGGCTGGAATCGTATCCCATCCCGTAACGTAACGCGGACGCCAATAGTTTGGAATGTAGGTTTGTCCAAACCATCCAAGATGCGGACTCAAACCGTTATAGATTAACGAATTCTGAGTCATGTGGGCTCCATCCTTACTTCCCGTGTTGGGAATCAGGTAAATGTTACGGTAGATTGCAACGTACTCTTGGCGCTTGATTGAAAGCCACTCACGAGGATAGGTTATTTGACAAACATCGTTTATCCACCCCTCCAAATTGTCTATGTAGGCGATTGGATACATAGTCCGAATAAACCCCCAACTCATAAATTCTTGACGAACATAGTCGCGAGTTTCCTCAATAACGGTTTTATTCAACTTAATGCTGAAAAGGTTTTCAACCGCTGTTTGAGCAGTACGGATATGGTTCATTATGGCTTCGGTGCTCATTTTCGTTCCGTCATTGGAGCACATAGGAATACCAAAAAGGTATTTACTACGCAACTCCGTCGGAGAGATTACAAGTCCCGTATTTATGCCGTACTGTATTTTCAGAACTAATTTACCCATTTTCGTTTTTTGAGCGTGCCTTACGGTTGTTCGGTATTATTTTCTCTTTGTTAGTTTTCTTCCTCCTCGATGGGTTCTTCTTCCTCTTCCAGCTCTTCCTCCTCTTCGGCAGGGGCAGCGGAATCGAACTTATCAAGTAAGTAAGCAGCCAGAGTTGCTTTCTTGAGAGACTTCCATTCCTCTTCGGGGAATCCGCCTTCCTTGCACAACTCCTTCATTTGAGCAACGGTCATGCTTTCCAATTCGGAAGCAAACTTTTCGCGCTCTGTAAGCTCAGCGGTGGGTTCTTCAACCTCTTCCTCTTCTTCGGACGCAGGTGCTTCCTCAACCTCGGCATAATCCCAGTCTGCCGTGCCCTTTACAAGAGCTTCAGCGCAGTCAGCGGATACTTCTACACACCCTTCGCCGTCAATGGTAATAAGACCATCGCAAGGAACGATAAGACGGATACCAGCAACCGCCCTTGGATTTTTAGCTTTGATTTTCATATTACTACAATTTTGTTAAACGGTTTTCAAAAAGAAAAGACGGGGCAGGGGCAACGTCCCCACCCCGTCGTGTTCTTGCTGCGTTTGTACGCGCCTTGGTTAAGCGGTGATGAGCTTGGAACCGATGTTCACAAAGCGAACCATCTTCTTAGGAGCATACAGGAACGGAGTTCCGTACAGCAGAATCATGAAGCGGAAAGCAGGGCTCAGAACCGCTAAATCCATCTTCATGAGCGGTGCCAGCTGAGCGAACTCAACAACCTCGTTGTCGAACTGAACAAGCATAGCTTGGTCGCAGTCGGGGAGGAAGTGGTTCTTGTCGCGGATAATACCAGCGCCAGCGCCATCATAACCGTCGGTGAGTTCCTTGACGGAAACATCGAACAGCGGATACATAGCGTCGGTAGCAGCGGCACCAACCTTGGAGCGATAAATACGGAACGCAGTAGCAGCGTTGGTACCCACGCCAGCAGCGAACTTGAGGTCAACGGTGCAACCAGCGGTGATGGCAACGGCATTTGCGGTAACTGCAAGCTGAGACTCACCGTAGCGGTTGATTGCAGAAACAGCATAGTACACGTTACCAGCATCGGCAGCAGCGAACTTGGAGCCAGCGGCACCAGCAGCGCCAGCAGCATTCACAGCGGCAGGAGTGGAGAGGTCCCAAACCGGAGTTGCCGGAGCCTTCTGAGAAGTGGCTGCGGAAGCAGAGCTCTTAGCAGGCAGCTTCTTGAAGAAGATGTCGTGGTTCAGGCCAATCTGTCCGAATTGGCTGTCGAACGCGACAACGCGCTGACCCATAACACCAGCAGAGGTCTGAACGGTGTTCGGGTTGATGAACTTGTTGCCGTAGAAGTTCTTGACAAAGTTGGACAGAACAGCGGGAGCGCCATAAATCTGAGTTCCCAGACCGTAGTTTTCTACGATGGTGTTTGCGGCAAGCTCGATGGCAGACTCGGTGAGAGCGTTACCACGGAGGTCAACCACAACCTCAGAATTCATGTAGTCAGAGTGGGATGCCCATGCATCGCTCTGCTCCTGCTGAGCCAGGAATCCGTTGAACTGCTCAGGGATGAGTTTCTCGTTACCAAAGTAGAGACCTTGGTTCAGAGTGCGGAGAATCCACATGGTACCGTCCTTGATGGTACGCTCCATAATGGAACCGACCATAGTGTTGACGAGGGTCATCTGGTGGGTAACGCTCTTGGTCACGCCAAGATACTTCACCAGCTGAGCCCTACGGACGAACACGGAATCTTCCTCCTCGGGGAGCTCACCTTCGCGGTTCCAACCACCACGGTTAGCACCATAGCTGGTTTGCTGGTTGTACTCCTCAACGGTGTTGTACGCAGGTTTCTTGGGAAGGTCTTTCCACAGGCGAATGTCGCTCTCGCGGAAGGTCAGGTGCTTGAGAGTTTTCTCCAGCGACTCAACCTTTAACGGGGCACCCGATGCGGTAGTGAGGTCAGCGGTGTCGCGACCAGTAATCTGTTCCGCAGCCAGCGCCTTGTTGAGAGCGTCGACAGTCTCCATGGAAGAGCCACCCATATGGTTACCGTCCTGAGAGGCGGCAAAACCATAGTCAGCAAGATTGATAGATAATCTTTCCATGATTTTCGTGTTTTATAAAAGGTTTGTGTTGTTACTTGACAATTTCTACGCCGAACTCGCTCTTCAGGCGTTTGATGATGTTTGCGGGAAGAACGTGATTTGCCTCAAAGCTCATACAAGCCTTCGACATTTCATCGTCATACCCCTTTGCAAACGTAGCTTGGTCGAGGATTTCTGCAACAACCTGAGGTTGGCGACTCATAGAAACACCCTTAACCTCTTCTTGCTGACCCTTCTCGATGTCAGTTTCGTTTGACTTTGCAAACTGACGCTCAACTACACGAGCAGCGGTCACGCTCTTACGAGCAGGCACCTGAGCGCCAAACTCGCTGATGGCTTCACGCAGCTCATTGAGCTCATCGCTTTGACCCTTGATGAGATTCCGCAGTTCTTCGTTCTCGGACTTGGCGCCTTGGAGCTCAGTCATGAGACCCTTAATGAGAACACCCACGGCACGAATGCTCTTGGAGTTGAGCTGATGAGAAGTGGCGATAGCCTTTTCGATACGGTCAAAGCGGTTGATGCCGCCCTTCTTGACTGTCTCTTCCTCGGTCTCCTCCTCTTCTTCCTCAGTTTCTTCCTCTTCGGTTTCCTCTTCAGCGTCTTCTGCCTTCTTTGCCTTCTTCAGAGTCTTTTTGGAACCTCCGTCACCGTCTCCGCAACCTTTCTCGGTCTCTTCCTCTTCAACGGTTTCTTCTTCCTCTTCGTACTCCTCCTCGGCATCCTCAGCTTTCTTTTTGCCCTTGGACAGAACTTCTTCGGAACCACCGCAAGCATCTTTGCCCTTACTTACCTCTTCGGCAGCAGGCTCGATTTCGAGACCCAGAGCTTCATAAGCCTTCTGGATATCTTCCTCGGTGATGGTTTTCTTGTTCTTCATATGCGCAATTTTATCTATAAGTGAATATATTTGGCTTGCTTTCTGAATAGCTATACCTGGAATGTCCTTGAATAACCTTTCGAAAACTTCTGCTTTACCAAAAGTTGTTCTCTTCATACGCTTATCTACACTCTCGCGCATAAGAGCCTTACCGCGTTTGGTATTCATACCGCTTTCGTTCTCAGCGGAAGAGGTTTCGGTTGCGCCCTCGCTTTCCTCAAACTCTTCATCATCGTCAATTTCGCCCTTGATGATGTTAGCAAAAGTTTTCGGATTTTTAGGCATATGAGTAATAGCTACTCCGGTGATAACCGCTTTGGAGATATGCTTATATCCAGGATTGCTGGGGTCGTCACTCTTACGTTTCAGAACCTTACCTTCAATGGAATATCCTAAACGACGAGTCTTAGAATCCTTTTCAAGAGTTTGAGCAAGCTCCCAAACATCATGAGCTATCTTTGAAGAAGGATACAAAACGGTTTCAATGTACAATCCGTCCTTACGAATTTCAGCGGAACGCGGTTCGCCGATAATGGTAGCAGGTTGCCCCTTTGCTTGATGGTGCCAATTCACAAGACCGCTTTCAAGCAAAGGTTTAATATCAAACCCCTTGGGGTCAAGGAATTCGCCATCACTATCTTCATCAGCAGTAGAAGCGATACCGCCAAGAACCATTTGTGGCTCACCCGTGGTTGGGTCAATAACGCTTTCGGTGGCCTTAGAAATAGGACACCAAAAACGGAAAGCACCTTCTATGGATGAATTTTTCATACAGTTTCTCTATAAAACAAAAGCCAAGAGTTCGAAGACTCTTGACTTCTTTATAACTGTTTATGAATTTGCTCTTGATACTTATGCCGCTAATCGTTCTATGTAATTCTCTATACCCTGAGCAAGAACATGAATACAACTGCCCTTACCTTTATCGCTCTTCAAGTAAGCAACGTCTTCTTTATTATCTTGGAAGAAATGCTCAACTAATACCGCTGGGCAATTGGTTTGAGTAAGCATCCAGAACTTTGCTTCCTGGTCAGGGTCTCCGTCACGCCAATCGCTCCGAATAGGTTTTTGACGCCCATCAAAATTGAAAGTTTGATAATACTCCCGATTGGGGTCAAGGAATTCTGTTTGAGCAACCTCGTACATGCAGGTAGCAAGGTCATCGGCTTTGGTTTTCCCAGGACTGGTAAACGCGCACCAACCCCTCGCATCATGCCATTGCTTATCACTTTTCGCTGCATTTACGTGGATAGAAATCAGAATAACGTTTTCCTTCCCCAGTATATTACAAATCCTGTTTACACGTGCCGTTCTCTCCCTCAGAGGCACGTCTTTCTCTTCCTGAACTACAAGTTCCGCGTCAATTCCCCTGAACATAAGATAACAGCAAAGCTGCGCTCCTATTTCCCGCGCCCAAGCGTATTCGCGGAAATAGTAAGGGGAAGTTGTCATATTGCGTGAAGCGTCAGGACTACGCTTTCCTGGAGTGTCGATACCGTGTCCGCAATCAATAAGAACTTTCATAACGCACTAATTGATTTGAAGAGCCTCAATGTCCATGCTATTAGCGTTTAAGAAACGCACAAGCCACGTAGACTTATCGGCAGATTTCATTTTAAGAAACTCCTCATACACCCCAGCATTCTTCAAGTATTCCGCAAACGCCTTTTCCATTCGGGCAATACGCTGTCCATTGAAAATCACCGCTTGCATCCAATCGGGGCAATCTTGAACAGTATCGGTGGAATTCATCCACTTCCACCACTCTTCATTGCGACTTGGGTCTAAAAGCGGGAATTCCCCCTTGAAGGGAATCAGGGTTGAAGGTTTTTTGCTACGAATATAGGGACTCGCCTCGCCTGCCGCCTGAGAAAGAATAATCTTTTCCATAAAAACCTATTTCTTTACAACGATTTTACTTCTGTTCAAAATAATAGCAAAGGAATTAGGACCACCATTTCCATGAGGTTGATAAATACCATCATACCCCTTAAGAGCTGCGTACACTCCAACCGCCTCAAGACTTCCTCCCTTGACTTCATGATAGATGGCGCTGTAAACGTCAGCATCAGGGTCGGGGTTGCTTAATTGATTAAGTTGGTCATTAAGCGTACTGCGCTTGGATTTATAGCTACTAATGTCGCTCTTAATAGCGTTAATCCTGTCTCCTAATTCATCGATTGCTTCCTGCTTTGCTCGTTCTACCTTTGCAACGTGCTCTGTCATCACCCACTGATGTAAGCGCTCAAGAGCAAAGTGGTACGGACGAGTGAATTGGTTCTTTTGTTTGATAGCTCCAGGACCAGAATATTGATACTCACTGATGGTGAATGACTTTCGAGAATTCGGCAACGTAAACGTCATAATCCCGTCTCCCTTTACCGCTGTACCACCATTAGCCTTAATCCATCCTGCTACACGAGTTTCTACAAAATCGCTCCATTCAGGAATATCAGGCTCACCTTCATCAGTAAGAGCTCCCCAATCCGTACTGTCAATCTCCATTTCCATTTCTCCAATAGCCTTACCGTCGTAGTGCATGGCCTTGTAAACGTCTTGAACCGTTTTATCGGAAATGTTATTGAGCTCATCGGTGGCGTCCAAAATCTGCTTATCAAGAGCAGAAATTTGAGAAGCAAGTTGCTTTTGCTGAGCAGTGTTTACTTGCTGAGGAGGATTATTTACAATCTCATGAACAAGGTCGTCAACCTTTGCAAGAACAACGTCGTCTTCATAAGCAAGGTACAAAATACCGCCAGCGTTGCTACCAGCATATCCCATTGCCGCCTTGTAAGCGTCAGAACTGAAATGCCCCGTGTCAGTGTTATCTTTATTTTTAGTGCCGTCGTTTATGTGAGCATATATTCCCTCGCCATAAACACCAAACTGACCATAGAAGCAAGCGTCATCATACTTAAACGACGCAACGCATTCATCGGTGCTCATACCAGCGCCAGCCGTAACACCGCGGAACATTTGCGGATTTTTAGCTTTCTTAACAAAAGCCCAATAAGCAGCATCATCAAGAACACGCGGACGAGCATCAAAACCGCGCTCTTTACAAATAGTTGAAAGGAGAGCCCACCCCTCAGAATCGGTTTGGAACAATTTACGCACACCCGTTCCCGAAGCAGCTTTCCACATCTTATCAAGCTCGGCATCCGTAAATTGACGATACATTTCCGTACTGTCCTTGAGCTTTCTGGGAACAATAACGGGATTCTTCAGGTTCTTTTGCTTATTGATAAACGCTTCTACTTGAACCAAATTATCGATTCGCTGACCCATAATCTGAGCAAGCTGAGGTTGACCGCTGTCTTCTAAGAACGTAACAATGTCATCCCGCTTGGCTCGGATACGCGCTATTTGATTAAGGATGTCGTCATCGCTTTGCTGAGAGAACACTGCCGGATTAAACCTCATCATGTCCTTGTACGTCTTCACAACATCGTTGTTGAACGGAGGATTATTTTTCTTCTTACCTTGAGCCCGCCATTCTAAACAACTACCGTTATCAACGCGGATAACGCGCCCAGCCGCATCAATGAGGCAATTATCGTTTTGATACACGTCCCAGTTAGCAAGCACTACGTCAGCGATAAGGTCTTCGCCCATAGCCTTATAGTCACTCGTACTGGGAACTCTTGTATTCGGAATGTAACGACTCAACAAAACGGTTTCTCCGTTCTCTTCGTACACTTCATAATCAGGGGTGCGAACGCCCAGAATATCGTAAAGCTGATTGCTCAAGTATTCCGAAGCAACGTGTTCATTAGAAGTGTTGCTTCCGGTTTTCTTCACATATTGATTTCCGTCAACGTCTTCTACCAGAACCGCACCCGTACTGCCTCCCAACTGCTTGATAACCTTTAATGAGCTCAAATCCTTCGGGAACAGCTGATTGATGAATTTTTGTTTATCATCTACCTGCTTTCCCGTTAATTTCCCGCTCCTGCCAACGCTTTTACCGCTCTTAGAACCCTTTTGAACAACGTGCCAATCGTAGGCTTGTTTAGAACCAGGAGCCGTTGCGCTGTAAACATACATAACGCCATCAATCACCTTGGTGGTTCCTGGAACAATAGCCTTTGATAATTCCGCGTCAGGCTCTACTCCATTAATAGCGTCCATACAACTCTTTGCTACCTTTATCTGGTAGTCCATAGAGTCAATATCTAACCCTATTGCGGCGCAATACGTTTCATTAGCTTTAATCAGAATATCAACGGGAACAGTCCCCGCAGCAAATCCCGCAGAGACTGTTTCTAATGCTTTCAACAGTTTCGTCTCCTTTTTCATGACGTCTCCATTGTAATAAGGTTTGTTAAATTCCGAGGATTTCCTCAGCCTCAGAAACGCTCATATCGCTGATGGAATCTTCAAACGCCTTTTTCACCTCTTCATCGGTTTCTTCGCGGTTTTCCTTTTCCTCCTTAATAGCACGCTTGGTACCTTGTTCAGGAGTAAGAGCACCAAAGAGTTCCTTGTACAGCTTGGGGTTATTGCGTTTGATTTCCTCAAGTTTGCTCTTCACCTCCTTTGAAGGATTAGACTTTGCCTTCTCAAACGTTTCTTCTTCAGCCTTATTGAGAATCTGGAGAGCCTTGCGTTTCCAAGTCTTACCAGTACGGTCTCCAATCAGAGCGCGGATTTGAGCATTATTTTTCGATGCTTCACTACCCTTAATATCACTCTGAATTTCTACCATAACCTCACGGAACTTACGAACCGAGAATTTTGCTGGGTCCAGCTTGTCCTTGTTGTCTACAATGAACTGAAATGCTTCTTCGCGAGCCTTCGCCTCATCAGAAGGAGACATAGTCAAGCCGGCAATCTCCATAGTCTTATAACGGTCTCGCAACACCTCGATATTCTCTTCAACGGTGAATTGAATATCACTCTTGGTTGCACGGCTCAAAATGGCTTTGATGTCTTCAGGACTATCGCTGTTAGAAAGAAGGTCGTCTCCGGTCTTATTGGAAATAACCATAATCTTTCCTGTGAACTTGATAACGCCACCGCCATCAGGGTCTTTGAAGAGACGAGAATCGGGGTCGGTATCCGCGATGGTCTTCATGGTAGTTTGATATTGCTTACCAGTCAGAATGCTATCTGCGTCATCGAAGATAAGGATGTGAGGATTCCCCTGAGCGTCCGTGCCATTATATTTCTTTAACATACGGAAGAACTCCTTGTCACTCTTCGGATTCGGACACTTAACATAACCCCAATCAGTCTCACTGGGGTCTTCGCCTGCTTCCTCGTTAAGAGGTTTGTAATTCAGAGCTTCAAGAATCTTGTTCATTCCGTAGGTTTTACCCGCACCAGCGCCACCGCTACTGATAAACAGCGGACTCATATCCGTAGTAATGAACGCAAGATATGCAAGATTCAGGTCAGCAATAACCTCCTTGGGCTTTTGATAGTCCGGCTGTTGACGCTTCATCTTATCCAGAAAAGCGTCATATTTCTGACGGTCGGTAAGAGTGGTGAAATTGTTGAACGCCTGACGAACGCGCTTGTCGCTCTTCTCCATCCAACCCATATCACCATTCTCAAATTGACTCATGAAGCCTTCTACGTCAAATCCCTTGAGATTGTCGTCGTAATCTTCTTCCTCATCGTCTTCACCGCCAGCGCTGGTAAGTTTCTTAATCTTAGCAACACGCTCTTCCTCCTTCTTCCAGAAGTCTTGCAACTTTTTGGGGAATTTGAGTTTACTCTCATCAATACCCCTTGAAGCAAGAACGTCGTACATGAGCTGAAGATTCTTTGCTGACATCTTACCGTCATTAAAACGGCTGATGAGCTTATCGTCGTCAAACCCATTATACATCTCAATGAGTTTATCTCTGTGAGCCGTCTTCACGGAACCATCGCTGGTTTTGATATCCCACTGTTCCGGAATATCAATTTCTACCGCAGGAGCAACACTGTACTTAACCTTTGCTTTGGGTTTAGAATATGCTGTTCCCTTCTTCTCTTCTTGAGAACCAGTTTGAGTCGGAGCGGTTTTAGCAGCAGGCGCTGAACTGGAAGAAGAACCGCTATCTCCGGCACCCTCACTTTTCTTCTTATCCATTTTACGCCAAAGCGGTTGACCCTTTGCATTCAAAGAGTGGACATAATACTGTACACCTTGATATACCTTGGTATCGCCTACCTTCGCTTTTTGAATTGTATTCCTTTCCATATTGCGTACTTTTCTTAATTCTTCTTTTGAATAAAATGTATATACGACGCACCGCTATATGCAGAAGAATACGCAGGAACCCTTTGTTCTTGCGCACCCTGAGAATTGTAGTTAGAATTATTGTCTCCTAACTTACCAAAACCATTGCCATTTTTACCGTATTGCGCCATAACACACAACCCGCTTTACATTATATTGAAAGAACCCGTAATGATTTCAATCTCCTCGCCAGGATAAATACCAAAATACTCGGTTTCTCCCTGAGAGATAACAATCCCGTCATCGGTCGCTCCTTTGAGACGAATACGTCCGTCTCCGCTGCCGATGTTCTTGAAACGAACGATACCATGGTGGTCAACAGAAGACACCGTATCTCCAGCATTGTAATCTTTTGCCGGACCAATGCCCACTATTTGAACGGTACGACTATTTACATCTACAAATGTTCCTTGCATAGCGTTACTTCATTTAATTAAAAACTACCATAAAGCTAATAGCTGGAATTCTAATCTGTTTCCCACTCAATTGGTAGCTCGATACCGTAAAAATTCTCCATAATGTCGTCTGTAACACGCTTAACTGTATCGCTATCCTTACCGCACTCTAACTCTTGTTTCAAAGCACGACGACCGCCTGATACAAGACGCAGCACTTCCGCCATATTGTTTTTAGCGTTGAAAAGTTCCTTGACCAAAGCAAAATTCTCACGCGTATCCTTCAAATACTTCGCTGGACTCATACGCGCTGCTTCACGTAGGGCATCAGCAAACTGACGTGGCGTAGCATCCCAAGGAATTATTACCGCATTGATATTTTCAAACAATGGGTCATAAACTTCTTCACCGCCCTTTATCAATCCTCGATAATCCCGCAAAACAGGATAACAACCACATAACATAGCTTCAATAATAAAGCCATTAATATGAGTGCGGCAATAATTAGCATAATGCTCTGCCCAGCTGGGGTCAACGGCAAATTTAGCATTCAAAAGATTTTCCCTCACGGCTTCACCGCTAATCTGCCCCAGATATTCCATACCAAAGTGTTCCGCGACATCCCAAATACGTTGACCGAAATACTTTTCATCAATATCAGGGTCGCGCTTACGACTTACCTTGTAAGGCTCCTTACATTTCTCTCCCGCAACCATGTATGCCTGCTCTATGCCACTTCCGGCTATACGCACGGAAAAACCCTTGGTTCCGGAATTCAAGTGCGGTACGGAGCGAATAAGGTCGTCTACATGCTTCATACTTTTGAAGATATGAGCGGCAAAGAAATCATATTTACGTGCCCCCATAGCACGCACGGGCATACGCGACCCGTCTTCAATGTACCGAGGATTAAGCAACAGCGTGCGCGGAATACCTATATTAGCACAACACCCGTAGGCTGCTACATGAGCACACTCCAAGAACCAAATCTTATCCCGTAGCGCTGAAATGTTACTTGCCCGCACATCAAAGTAAGCATCGTGAACAACAAACATTTGAGCAACGCTGGAAGGAAGGTCAAAGAACCGCCACCAAAAATCAAACTTCATACCGTCTTTGCGCGCCCAGTCGCTTGACTTTGTTGGAGCAAAATTCCAAATAATAAGGTCAACTCCCTCGACAAGTTTATGCCAACGCTGGAGGGCATCTGATTCATAAACGCCTATGCGATTGCTGGGAGGAAGGAAGAAACCATAATAATTATTCTTCCAATATCCCGTAGCTTCATCGTACTCATAACCACCTTGCTGACTGTTGACTTTGAGCTTATCTTGAAACGTGCCTGAAGTCAATTCTGCTATCTTTTTATCATAAGAGCGCTGCGTAGTCGCAGCAGCAGTAAACTGGAATAAGTCTACATCGTGCCCCAACGCTCGCAGCGCCCTTACTTTGGCAGATACGTGTTCAACGATACCACCGTACTTTGCTATGGCGAAATCGCCAATAAGTATTTTCTTCTTATTCTTCATAAACTTCTTCAGGAAGATTTTTCTTTATGTACCCCTGCTCGTAGAAAAGCAGACCGCTCTGTGTACGATAGAACTTTGATGCCAGCTGCCACTTAACGTCCGCAAAAGATTCTATCGGAACTGTACGAATCAACGTCATACGCTCCTGCGCCTCAGCCAACTGTTCTTGAGCTCTTTTCTTATATGAATGAGGAAATTCACGATAGAACGTAGCTCCAGCAAACGCTTGGCGAATAACCTCGTGAACGTATAGATGAAAAGGGTGACCAATTCCCATAGGAGCTAAAATCTGGTAATCGGGATTCTTTTTCAAAAACCGCGTAACCCAGCGAATCAAAGATTCACGTATCTTGGCAAGCAGTTCTGCTCCAAAGTATTCCTCACAAAAAGGAACGACATCTTCCAAGCGGCATGTGCCCTTGTAGCGTTGACGGAATTCGTAGTAACTATTATCTACAAATTCAATACCAAGGTTCGCATAGGGAATACCTAAAAATTCATAGAGCCTTTGGTCTTCTGGAACGCGCTTGGGGTCACTCTCAACGCAAAGAACCTGAACCTCGTGAGCACCATCCAGTAAGACGTGTGAAGCGCTTAAAAGGATATCATCACTGTGAGGCTGGATAGCAAGAATCTTTACTTTCTTTTTCATATTACGATTTTTCAACATTTATTCCTTTACTATCAATAATAACGCTGTGTCTTTTCACAACACAGCGTACCTAAAATAACTATGGAAAACACACTACTAAAAGTCAATCGTTCCCGTCCTTACGATTTGTTATTATGAACCGATAATGAGGAATCATGTAACTGGAGAACATGGCGGCAAGAATAGAACGGCAATACAGATTCTTGGTTCCGTCGGTAATCTTCATATTGAAAACCTTCGGGTCATCATGAACGCTCTTAACCGTCATTTTATCGGTATCTAACTCCTCACGCATAATACGGTAAGAAAGCGTTTTGATGTTATCGCGGAATTCATCAGAAGCATTTTTCTCGCAATCTTGAACGTAATCCGTCAGCTTGGCGTATTTCTTGAAAAACTTTTCAATTGCGTCTATCTGATTAGCGGTCTTCCTGCGTGCGTCGTAATTCTTATCGTAAGCGACTCTATCTGTACGCCAATCTAACTTACCGCCATCTGCTTTCAAATCTGCGTAATGGTCACGCAAACTCTTTAGCTTATCAGGTAACGTCTTATTGTACCGCTCGCGGGCATAATCCTTAACGCGATTCAAATACTCCTTCTTATAATCAGCAAGAAGGTCGGTGAACTTACGAACTAAACGGTCAAACTCTTCATCCTTGGCAGTGCGAGGACGCGGTTCCGCTTCAGCAAGATATTCTGTAATTTTGGCGTATCGCTTGAGCTTATCTTTATCCGCATACGAAAGAGGAATACCGCTGGAAACGGGAAATCCTATCCACTTATCAAGTTTGTGTTTCTTCAAGTATTCTTCCTCGTGTGTCTTGAGATACTTAACAAACTCAATCCCCTCTTCTTTCAAATAATCCTTAATCTTAACAACTCCTGGCTCAAGACGGAAGAAATCTCGGACATCTTCAACATCAAAGGACGTAGCGGTTTTGCGGACTCCCCTTAACTGATTCAAAATTTCCTTTTGAATATCAGCTTTCTTTAATGATTGAATTCCGTATTTAGACGCCAAGGTCTTCTTTTCCGCATTATCAGCCCACTCCGTTGAGTCGTAATCCTTACGCAACTCCTCCCGTGTAAACTTGTTACCAGAAGATTCAAAATTAGGACGTTCATCTATAGCAAAATGATACTGCCCAAACTGTGTTAAGAAATCAATAGAATATTTCTTTGTTCCGTTATAAGCAACACCCTTCAAAACTTTCTCTGCTTCACTGAAAGAATTGAAGCCGTATCTTTTCTGGAAAGAAGAAACTAATTTCTTTGTCTGCTCTTCATCTAAATACCCCGCACCGCCTATCTTTTTGAATTCAGAAAACAGAAACTCTCCAACCTCTTCTTTGTTGTCAAATTTGTTTTTAGAATAATCCCAAACGGCTCTATTGTCTGAAGCATCTTGTTTCTTAATCACGCGCCAATCATACCGCCCTGAAGGAAGACGCGTCCAAACCCACTTTCCGTTTGGATGGATATCCCCCTCTTTATGAGCCTTGGAGATAGAGTTTTCCGTAAACCCTATCTCAAACCCCTTTTGGATTTGCTCTTCAACTCCTTGACGATGCGCGTTTAATTCCTCAAACATTGAATTACCCTTTGGTGATTTTAATATTGAGCTTGACTCCTTGAAGTTTAGGATTCTTGCTTACTTTCTTGATAACCTTGGTAAATGCGTGCGTAGCAGGGTCCCAAGCTCGGTCAGGACGTTTCCACTCAAGAGTGCAACGGCAATATGGGTGGGTCGGTTCAATAGAAGGAAGCCATTGCGCAACCTTGCGTCCTATGTTACTGCCGTTTGCACGTATATCCGAGAGCTTAAAGATTTTCGGCTCGCTATCCGGATTATCGGGGTCAGTCAAGTAAAGTTCCCGACACCGTTGGCAGGCTCCTGGATACACATCGAAATACACCTCCGCATCCGGACCAGCTGCTTCTTCAATTGCTGCTGCGCGTCCCGTATTATACGCCTCATGCATAAGATAACTTGCTATGCGTTGCCAATCTACTTCCCAATCCTGGCTTGTATTCGCGAGTTCCGAAGCAAGTTGACGAGCGCTTTGACGCAATTCTATTGCTTTGAGAACCTTACCGCGAATCATCTTTTGAACCAGCGCTGCTTGCTTACGGTTATTATTCACCACCGTATTACTTACCGCATTGCGCATACGATTCCCGAGGTTGGTAATATCGTTATAAGCACGCGTCTTCATCTGGGCAAGTGCGTATTGCTGCTGTTTAGTCAGAGGAACGTAACCGCCACTCGCCAGAAACTTTTGAAATTGCTGGTACGTCATCTTCTTGGCTCTGCTATCACTTATAGCAGTTGCGAGAATACCAAAAAGAAAAGCGTGCTCTACTACCCCATTAGCGTCGGTGAACTTATTGAGGTCAACCCCAGCGGCAAGCAAAACGGCTTTATCCGTAGCAGTCAAGTACGACGGACCAATTTGCGTAGCTATGAAAACAAGCTCATGACTACGCAAAATAGATAGCATATCTTGAATCTGATTGAAATTGAAAATCATTCTTTTTCTTGCTTCTTTATTTCGTCTTCCGTAGCTTGTTTGACGTACTTAATAACAGCAGCAACAGCATCGGACATAAAACGATTCCCCTCCCTCAAGAAGACGCCTTCATATTGGTTGACTGCTGGTAGCGGAGAAGGGATACGTTTATGCTCGTGTATGTGTACCTTGTGAGCCATTACTTCTTTTTCTTTGCTTCCTCCTCAGCATCACGCTTGCTTCTGGTAAGGTCTTTAGAATCAGTCCTCAGCCACCCCATCTTCTTGGCGGTTCCTTCGGGAACTTGGTTGCCAGCAAAGATACCAAGCCTATGACCATCGTAATGAACATCCCAATTACCCTTGGGAGTGCGCATTACTTCCACCTTACTCATATCGGTGTACTTTGAATTGAAGTTTGTTAAATATTCCTTCATAGCGTTTACACCCTTCAGCGCTCCAAGAGCAGGGTGATTCGGAGAAATGGTAATGTGGTCTTCTTTCTTCTTAACCGCACTACATTTATCCATAAAAGTTTGAAGTTTCGGTAAATCTACACCCTTTCCGCCAAAATCTATAGAAGCAATTTCCTTACCGTCTGCTCCAACCGCTACGAGTTTAGAGCTATTATTTGTATTGGGGGTATATTGTTTCCAAGAAGAAACATTGGGGAATTTTTTCTCAAGAATCTTCCTTATGCCACTAATGATATTGGGGTCACCAGTCTTTTGGAAACGGTCCCACTCCATCCAAATTTTACGTTCATCACTACCGTTTTTATAAAAGTCACTAAGATTATCCCAACTCTTCTTTCCCTCTGACGTCTGTTTCTGTGCCGTAGCAGGAGACGAACCTCCGGAACCAGCGCCCGTCTTTTTAATCACGCGCCAATCGTATTTTCCGGACGGGAGCTGTGTCCAAACCCATTTACCATTGGGGTGTACGTCACCGACCTTATGAGCCTTCTCAAGTTCGTTACCCGTAAAGCCAATTTCCATGGCTTTTTGTATATTTTCCGCTACTGCTGCGCGATGTTGGTTGAGTTCTTCAAACATGGCTTATAAATCTTCTAATTCCTTACGATATTTATGAACACGCTCCATAAGAGCCTTCTTTTTCTTGTCGATTTCAGTAAGCATTTTAGAATACTTCACTACTGCCGGATGATTTCCGTCCGTCATATTAGCAAGCACTTCTGGGTCTTGTTCTTGGTCAAGCAACACCCTTGCTTCCTGACGCCCAAGTTTCTGCAATTCTACATTTGCCGTTGCTAAACCGCGTTGAGCTACACCGCGACGCACTTGTCGTTCTTTTTCTTCACGCGTAAGATTGCGCGTCACCTTGCCGGAAAAATACTCATTACCACGAATATGAACGCTGCCTTCCCAATCGCCATTAGCTGTGCGACGAACCTCGTGCAACTTCCCCGTCATTTTGCGTCCCGTGCCGCTGGTCAACTCTACGGTTTCCCCCCTGCGAGGTTCTCCTTCGGAACGACCATATTCACGCCCAACGCGACCCAACTTACGGTTTTCCGCATTGTCAACGTAACGCGCCTTCTCAAAGGAATCGACAAGATTTTGAGCTACCGCCTGACGATGTATGTTAATATCTTCAAACATAATTCCCCCAAATTATTTGAAATCAGAATAAGGAAGACCGCTGAGACCGTCAGCATAAGGCTTTACAATCTCTTTCCATTCATCTTCACTGATATTGTAGTGCCGCACATAGAACGTCAACTTATCAGTGATAACATCCTGTTTGCTGGGGTCATTCCAGTCGTCATCTGAAAAGTCGTCGAACTTTTTGAGTTCCGTACGAATCTTTTCCTTGGCAATGGGGACGACCTTATCATGCGGAGCATAATCAGTATAAACAAGGTCAAGACCAGGATACTTTTTAGCAACAGAACGGAACTCATCCTCGGACATATCGTATTTACTAATGACCGAACGAATTTGGCTGAAAAGTTCTGCATTCTTATCAGCGTCATTCCAGTCGTCGTCTTCCCAATCGTCAAGAGGGTCAAGAATTTTAGACAACTCCTTTGAAGCGCTGTTAATTCCGCTATTACCCTTCTTCTCACCGCCTTCTTTACCGCCACCACGATTCTCTAATTCCTTCTTCGCCGCAGCTTTTACGTCTGCCGGAGCCTTGGGGTCTTGAGAAGCACGCTTCAACGCCTCATCGCTTGCACCTTGAGCAGCGGAATCCATGGTAGCAGTCGAAGTCTTCTTTTCTTGCTCCGTCTTGACGGTTTCTTTGACTTCTACTTCCTCCTCGCCCTTTTTAGGTTGCTTGGCGGTGGATTGTTTTTCCTCCGCCTTTTTACCGTAGCTCTGCCCAACGCGATTGAGCCTACGGTTTTCCGCGTTATCCTCGTACACTCCCGTACGACCTTTTTCAATATCAATGCCGAACGCTTTACGCATTGCTTCGGCTTTCATTGCTCCAATGTTGAATTCCATATCTTGCTAAAATTTATATCCTACATTTACCGTAACCGCACCCGACTTATCATAGCGCATACCACCTACACCAACCATCCACTTGCCGTTGATATCAACCCCAGCTTGTATTTGCTGAAACTTAAAATCCGTCACTCCGGTGCCTATCATAACCCACGGCTGGAACAGTCTTTCCTTGTAATAAATTTCCGTGTTAGTGATGACCTTGGTAATAGGCTGGATGGTACTAATCGCCTCTGTAATCTTGTTTTGAGTAACTTTGGCTGCCACTCGAAATACGCCAAGACTATCGCTGCTAAAATCTAAATCGTAATCGCGTTTGGTATAATAATCAAGCCAAACTGCAAAAAGAGCAGCGGTGTCCGTTGGCTCAGGAACGGGAACATACACCGTATCCGGAGGCACTTCCTTTACGGGGACGGGAACTTTCAACGTATCATGAACGGGATACGGAGCAGGAACGTAGGTTGTGTCATGTTTAACCTCCGCTGGTTCCGGAATATGAACACTGCTTCGCCCCAGGAAGAAAAACCCAAGGCAAATAGCGGCAATGAAAAATATCGCCAATGCAGTTATCCATTTAGTTTCCTTGTCCATCTGAAGAATCAGGTTCGGTGTGTTCTATACGCCTTTCATATTTGGAAACGAGTTCCTCAAGTTGGCGGATACGGTCTTTATATTCTTTTTCCTTACGCAAACTTTCTTCTTCAAAGGTACGATACTGCTCAACCAGGAGGTTGTACTTTTGACGCTCCAGCTCACGCTGCTTATCGTACTCATCCCGCATGATGTTTAATTCGTTGCGGAAATTTTGTACTATTTCGTTTGAAAGCCTGCGCTCGTTATCATATTCTTTCTTGAGGCTTTCGTACCGTTCTTTCCACCATTCATCCTTATTGGTAATTTCCTTCTGGAGAACTTCATAGCGTTGCTTCCAGAATTCATCACCCTTGAGGTTGGCGCTTGCTTCTGCCTCTTTTACTTCCTGCTTGTACTTTTTACGGTCGAGAATACGCGCAATAATCGCGTAACCGATACCGCCCGTACCAAACAGCAGCGATATCACCGCAAAAAGGTTTTCGGCAAGCCACTTTCCCGCTGTCATTGTTTCTTGTTCCATTTTTTTCTTGTAGCTTGGTTAGTTATTATTGCTTATGCGTAGCTTAACTGCACGTACACGTTTTCTGTATTCGTCTGGATTGTATCTGCTTCTCAAACAACGCACTATTTCATCCGTAAAGATTTGAACCAGTTGTTCGAAATGCGTATTGTAAATTTCCCAATCTGCTTCTATACGTTTATTACAAAGGTGAAATATTGACTTTGTTGTTGAGCTTACCTGATTAAAGAAACGGTACCACTTGCGGTCGTCCGATTTAACAAACTGGAAATCTCGCCAAATAACTTCCGGCATAGTGCGGTCTATGGCATTACAAAGCTCATAGGCAAAGTCACGCCCTATGGTTGAGCAATTTTTATTTAACGTTAAACCGCTACCGCGAACCCCGTCCTCGTAGAAGTCAAAAGCAAGCGCAATGCCATATGTACGGTGCTGTTTCCAAAAGTTTAGCAGGTCGTACGAGTATTCCTCCACAACCGTAATGCGGCGTGCTCGTAGGGCAGAGGCAAGAGCCGTAGTAAAACGACGTGCGGCTCGGTCTCCCCGATTTACGGTTAAATAAACAACATTGCACATAGCGCTCAACGATTTTAACTATTAGTCGTCGTAAAAGAAACTTCAATTTTAACAATCATGTGCCTGCCTGACCTCGCGTTCAATTGGGCTACCGTAACAGGAAATCCCCAAATGTTTACACGATTCATTTCAATGAATTTAGGATTCGGAGATATAGGAATAGAGGTATTATCATAAACATCAACACTCTTAACCTGAACGCGGACATATCTATACCCCAAATTATACAAATCATCATAAAGAGCCTGAGTCAAAAGAATCTGAGATTGAAAATAACAACCTATTTGATAAGGAAGTTCTCCCTCCCAAGGATTCTCAACCCAATGCCCTTTATAATGAAGCATAGGAGCAGCAATACTGAAATCCTTTTCCGAGTTATTTTGAGATGGCAAAACTGGAGAAAAAGAAATTATAGGATAATCTTCCGAACCAGCGATAATCCAACCGTTTGCTATACGATATGGATTATTAGCATCTGAAGCATCGTACATAAAAAATCCACCATCTCCAGCACACAAGCAAAAACCAACAGACATATTATTCAAAATAGCAGCCTCAGCTGCCGTAGCAGCAGGAAAACTCACTTCTACATCCATACGACAAATGTCTGTAGGATATGTTCCAAGCCCAAGTTTTCGTTCTGTAATATTCTTATCAAGAATTTGATTTGTACTTATATTCTTAACAAGATAAATTAACTTATTGATTGCCGTCTTTAGGTCGTCAGTGTTTACAATATCGCTGGGAGCAGAGGAATAAGGCACCAGCGTAGAACCGCTCACCTTAACGCCATCCCCCGTCTCATGATTAGCAGCGTATTTCATCAGCTTACCAATAGCCTGAGAAACATTATCGGTATTCGTAACAGGAATCGCGCTACCAGCAGGAGTATAATTAGAAGGCATACCAATGCCATCCGCCTTTTTGAACTTTTGAATCCAACGATAAACCTTTTGAACAATCGTTTGAAGTGTATCGTTCTGAGCAATATCTACAGGAGTTCCCGTTGTAGGAGCGATAGGAAGTTGCTTACCGTAAATTTGCGCGTCAGTGGTAGCGTTATTGATATTCTGACCAACCTGCGTAATGGCTTGCGTCACGTTGTTGCCAATCTGCTGAATAGCTTGGTTGTTTAGCGTCTTATAGCTCTCCAGAGCCTCATGGGTAGCGACTCCGCCAGTGACATTAAAATACGATTTTAGCTTATTGTAGAAATTGAGGAAGAACCCTCCGTTCCAGCTAATATCGTTTCCTGTCATAGTGCTTAAGAACGATGACAGCCGGAACTTGCGTTGGGTTTTAGTGTTACCGCGCTTTTGAACTCCATACACGTAATCAACATCGGTAGAACCCGTGTTCATGACGGGAGTTGTCTCGCTGAAAGAAAATACCAGCTTGTTAGTAGAAGCATCATAAACGCCTGCTGATTCATCAATCAGTAAGTTTTCACTGGTGATGTTGTAGCTTACATGCGTTCCGAGGTCATCTACAACGGGAACCCCGTTATTGTTCACATACTGGACTTTGGTACCCGTAATAGCAAGGGCAAGCGCATTGCTGCGGTCGGTAATCTTAAACCATTGCCCTTGGGTCAACCCCTGACCCCCTGCTCGCGATACCAACGCGGAATAGGTTATGGCGGTTATAGAATTTTGATTCAAAACCGTCCATGCGCTCAACGCAACATCATAAACCTTATGCGTGTGAGAAGAGGTATCGTACCAAATTAGAGCCGTATTAGTGGGAGCTGAAATGCCAATGTACAACCCCTCGACTTGTCCTAAATTTTTAGAAGCCATATTGCCGTAATTTTATTTTTCAATCATAAAATCTTCAATCGCCTTGGTAAGCCTTTCTGCATAATCACCCTTCAAAGCCGTTTCGCTGTTCTCATCTTCCCCCTCATAAGCGTCAAAGGGATTCGCACCTTCCTCTTCTACGTCTTCACCGCCTTCTTCCCCCTCATAAGCGTCAAAGGGATTCTCTTCCTGACCGCCCATCATACCGCCATCACCGAACATACCGCCACCCTGCTGCATTGCTGCCGCATTCTTACTTTGAACGTAGGTAGAATTGAGAACAATATCGCCGTCATCCAGAGGTTTGAGGTCGTATTTCTCACGGATTTCGTTGAGCGTCTGGAAGTTTTGAATCTTCTTGATATCGAGGTCAAGCTCTTCGCTGATAGTCATACCGTTCAAGCCCATAAACACGAACTCAAATTCCGGATTTATTTGCTCAACGATATACTTGTTAATCTTACGCTGTATGAACTTGAGAAGAGGATAGAGTCCCTTATCCTTGCTGTGTTGCAAACGGTCGGCTTGATTTGCTTCGTTAAGACCGCCTGCGTTTTGTCCTCTCGAAATATCCCAACCAATCTCGATAGGGTCAATGTTATAAATAGCACACGCGAATTTAATAAGGTACTCTGTCCATGCGCTATATTCCATATCGCGGTTATTCTTCTGGAGGTCAATCCAATCTACATCCGCTTCAACAACGGGAGTCTTCCAGCTTTGCATTACACCGCTAATCATAGACTGCCATTGCTGCTTAAACTGCTGAAGCGCTGCCTCGTTATTGACGCCCTTAATCCGAAGAAGACCCTTCGGAGCGCTACCTTGGCTGAAGAACCGACGATTGTATTCGTCGCCGTACAAGAGAGAGGTGACGATGTTAATCATTTCCTCTAACTCACTACAACCGTAACCATTTGCGTGAATATTGGTAGAAGGATTGCGAACCCCGAAACAAAGTTCCCACGGATAGAAGTCGCTTACCTTTTGATTTTGGTAAACCTGAACAAAGGTTGGATAATAACCGTTGATTTTCTTTCCGAACTCTTTGGGGTCATTCCAAACGGCAGCTCCGTTTTTATCAAAATACGGATTGTCGTAATCCTGGGCGTAGTAACTATCTGCAATGCGGAATGTAGCTCCATCAGTAGCAACGAAACTCTCCACGCTACCACGACGATTGCGAATAATCTCAAAGGTCATTTGGTCATAAACCAGCGAGTCTTCCGTAATCTTACGAATGAATGTATCGAAATCATCAGAATCCCACTGACCTACGTTACCACCCCGCATTAAGAACTCCGTAATCGCCCAAGCAATCTTCTTATCTTGGGCGCTCATTTCCACCTGAACCCCCTGCTTCGGCTTACGACGAACAACAAAACCAGCAGAATACTTGTCTTCCTGTGGCTCAGCAAAATCGGCTACCTGATTTTTGCGCGTTTTGATAATAGCGTTAATCACCGGAGTTTTGCTCATACGACGGAGCGTCTCATAGGTGAGCGCATACGGCTTATCTTTGTAACCCAAATTTGCATTGAACTGGAGTAGGTCTATGAAAAACGCCTTGGTTGGTTTTTCAACCTTATTTTGGACAGCGCTAATAACCTTACTCGCCATCACCATATCCTCTGGACGGTCAGACTTTACCGCCTTCTCCAGAAGACGGAATTGTTTTGCCGCGAGGATTTCTTGGGCACGAGTTACGGATTGTAGCTGTTTAATTACTTCGCTCATATACTTTATTCACACACGAATAGTTACTTTTACTTCAGTAACCTTATAATTGTAAACAAGGGAAAGCTCAACGCCTCCCCTTGTTTTTGACGCACTTTATTTTCCCACGTTGGAAAACTACAAAACGGTGATACCAATCGCAACCTCGGTATCCGCGCCATCGATGACCTCTGCTTCTGGTGCGCTGCCGCTTGTCCAGCTACCACCTTCGGTAACAATAACAAAAGCGTAGCTGTATCCATCGAAGACATTAATCTCCACGTCCGCAGCAGCAAGCTCAACTGTATGAACATCGTTAGCATACCCCTCCTTCGTTCCCGTTACGGTGATAGTAGCTTTATCAGCTCCCGCAATCGTCGGTTTCAGCGTCATAGCAAAGACTTCCGAAGGATTGGGGACGGTTATACCCAGAGAAACGCTTTCGTCGCCGTCGCAGGTGATTTCATCCGGAGCGGAGCCACTGGTCCAAGCGTCGCCCTCCGCGAGCTCAAAGCTATACTTGAAGCCAATCTCAATGGGAACCGTCGCGGCACTACCAGAGGTCAACTCAACGGTCTTTTCGTCAACAATGACGTTGGAAGAATTCTTAACGATAATCTTCACCGTTGCCTTGGTACCATTGGTAACCGTAGGAGTAATGGTGAGCGTCTTAGCAAGAGTAGCATCGTTGAGAGCTACCACCTCCGCGCCACCGTACTCAATACCCGTCCAAGCAGCAGAATAGTTACCGAACCAAGCTGTAAGCTCCGGACGATAAAGCGTGCTGCCGACATGCCACGGGAAAATGGTTTCAAATTCCGTACCCTTTGCACCACGGATTTCCATGATAGTCATGTGCTCAGCCTTCGGGTCAATCAGGTCGCACTTCACAACAACTTGAATGTTGCCTTTGGTGAATTGAAAAGTTCTCATTTTATTCGCGAATTAAAATTTTTGATTTCAAACAATTTATAACTGTATTACAAGAAAGACGCCCCAACCACAAGGGAAGGAGCGTCAGCGCGAACGCGCTCAAGCAGACGGGAGAAACCCCTATCAACAAATAGCAATTAGAGCACTCTCTACTTTAACGGTAACAGCGGAATCAAAAAGCAACCATTTGATTCCAAGTACAGAGTGAATTACTATTGCTTCGCTATCAAATTCATACAGTACGGTATTATCATCAATAGACGAAATTTCCGTTGCGGTTTCACCGCTTTCTATGCCTGCTATGAATTTGTCGTACCTCTCAGAAGATATTTTATCTGAACAGAGGTCAGGATTCAAATACTTAATACGCTTGGCGCTGGTATCCATTTCAACAGCAACAAGCTGGAGAGGGATATCTAACGGCTCGCGTAGGTCTTTCAAAAATTTTGATATTGCGCTCATCGTTTACAAGTTTCTGTTTTAGGAACAAACTCACTGCGCTGCTTCCCCTCGCCTATGGTCATCTTCCAATATTTCTGGAATTCGCACAACCACATTTCAATTTGGTGCAGCGTAATGTTACACTTCTCGGTAACGTAGTAAGAACCGCTTGCTTTGTCAAAATACAGATACGGAAACGGCTCACCGCGCTCTTGACCTATCTTATCAAGTTTTTCAGCAGCCAAGTCGCGTAACTTATAAATCCCCTGCTTTTGAGCCTTGCCCTTGAGCTGCGGGAAAATAAGACGAATACCTACCGACGCCCCAGGACCAACGTTGGTATAATCGTTCTGGTCAAACGCCATAAACCGCCTATCGGTGTAACGCGGAATATAAGTGAAGTCCTGATAGAATTCGTGAGCAATGAAATCCGCCACGCTGGGAATGGTTTTCAAGAAACGAATTATTTCTTCAGGCTTTTTAGCACCCAAAACCGTTTTCATCAGGCGCGGAATTGCCTTATGGAGCGACGGAATTACCAAATGGGTGTAGCAATAATCGCGTGGCTTACCAGGAGTCGCCATACTGTTAATCAAGTAAGCGTTTGTGTACGGATTCATCCCAGCGTCTCGTATGCCTTGAATAAATTGCGCAAACTCTTCTTCGTCATACTGCTCATAATCGGGGATACCGTTACGCCAACGCGTAGAAGAAATCGCATTATCCAGCGTATTGAAAAGCGTACGATGTTCTGACGGTCTGAAAGTGAAAGTCTCCGGACTGTTGAAGAACCTATACACCATCAGTTTCCAAACCAAGTTGGTAAGGCTCAGCTCCTTGTCCAGCAAAATGGTGCGTATCTGGAATTGACTACTCCGGTCGAGTTCCCTATACACGTTGGTGAATTTGTAATTTGATAAAATAACGTTATCCGTCCAAGGACGCGGTTGACCATCCAAGAAACGCCTTTTCCAAATCATCTGGCGCTCGTACATGGTTTCAAAAAAGAGATTGAGATTCGGTTCCCAAACCTTAAAGAAATCAGATGGTAGCTTACTGTACCACTTTTCACGTTCAAACATATTCTTGTTACCGTTTATTGAGTCTATAATCGTATTTTTTGCAGTTGGAACGAATTATGAATTCGCGCTTTGCTTCTACGTTGCCTGCTTTAATTAGCTTCACTAATATGGTAGAATTAACTCTGGACATGGGGCGAACGCTTGCCCCCACAAGGATAATATCCCTGACGCAGAGATTACTGTGTGTCTTCCACTCCCTTTCCCTTCCTGTGAAATACCCTAAACACATAGGGCAATAACGCTCTCCAAAAAAACTTGCTATTGTGAACCGTCTATTTCCCCAACAGCTACCCTCACGGTCAAGCACTATGTCTCCAATTCGGAAATACTTAAATTTGCTTGGGTCGTTATTTTCCATTATCGTTCAATTTGTTACCGTATAAGTATAATAACTCTGTTGAACGAAAAACCACCCTTCCGTTGGCAGCCAGAAGGGTGGGGCTCAAAAAGAGACACGTACAAGTATGCTCGATTTACAATTCAGGTTTAGGCACTGAAGCCAAGGGTGATAACCTGACGCGGAGTCAGCTCATATTCCTTACCGTCCTTGAGAGCAAGAAGGATGTCGCAGGCTTTCAGGTCAACCATTACGTTGGCAACCATACGAACTGCTTCGTTGTAGTCGTTGCGAGCCTTTGCTTGCTCCTCGTTTTCCGGAACATTACCGCGCTTTGCGGCAGCATCTTCCACGCTGAGAGTTTCGTAGGACACGGAATCACGCTCACGGGGAATGTACGTTTCGTTCCAATCGTAGATTTTATAAGGAACGGAGAGTTCCGTATCGCCAGTCCAATACGGAGGAGGAGTTTTGGTAGGAGCCTTGCCGCAACCCTCCAGCAAGCCGTCTGCCTTGCCTTTCCATTCCTCCAGCTCTGCGTTGAGCTTGGGGATGAGAACATCTTTCACTTGCGCCTTGATTTCTTTTCCGGTTTTAGACACCTTGATGTCGTTACCGTAGCTCAGCGCATCCATGATGTGAGCTTTTTCGGTCTCCTCTTCGTCGTCTTCCTTATCAACCTCTTCTTCGGTTTCCTCGGTCTTGCCGTCGGCTTCCTTCTGCCCGTCCTCTTCTTTTTCCTTTTCTTCGGTAGAAGGCTCTTCAGCGGTCATTTCCTCTTCCGATTCTGCTTCCTTTGCCTTTGCAATAGCAGCATCGCTGCGAAGCATTTCTTCAGCATTAGAGATACTTCCCATAATGCGATTCACTTGAGACGCTCTTGCGCCCAAAATAGCTTTTCTAATATCGTCCATGATTACTTAATTTTTAATGTACTTGTCGTAGAACGCTTTCACAAACCAGCCGCAAATACCGCCACCCACAAAGACAGCAACGCTGGTTAGGGAGAACCATACGGGAAGATAATGGGTAGCAACACACATTGCTACAACGATAGCAATGATAATGGCTACAAAAATAAGAGTCTTTTTCATGTGCGCTTATACTTTATTACTTAATCGGCATGCCGTAAAAACTTTCAAGTGTCCATTCTTTATTATAGTTGTAAGTATCTTTTTGGCGCTCAACGTCCACTAACATGCTCTCCAGCAAACTCTGATGATTTGAATTGACATAATCGAGGTCGTTGTATACACTTAACCCCAACCAAACCATCTTCAAGTTGAAATTAACCTTTTCAAGAACCTCTTCATAAGGCATATGCACAAAATCGGCAAATCGCGTTGCTATCCAATCTGCCATAGGGAACATCTGGGTCTCCACCGTAGGCACCAGCGCTGGGTCAGCGGGAAGTGTCGCTATGAACTTCTCTAATGCCTTTTCTCCAAACCCCTTTTTAACTTGAGGAATATTATCACTCTTATCTCCAAGCAATACTTTATAAAGCAAAATATCAAACGGACGCACCGGAACAAGCTCCGCCCCCTCGGGAACACGATAACGCCAAACCGCTGCGGATTCTGGAGTGCAATACAATCGTAAATTTTTGGAATTATTGTTAAACAACGCTACGTTGGGAGTCATAATTTGACGAATATCGCTATCCCCCGTCACTATCAGCAACTCTTCATTACAAACAACTCCAAAATAAACGCTCCAAATGTACATGAGGTCGTCCCCCTCCGCGCCTTCTACCCTTGAAACAATAATACCCTTATTTCGCAAAAATGACTCAAAGTCATCCAGGACGCGGATAAACTCTTTGTAATAATCATCACGAATACGCGTCAAAGCATACTTGTAATCAGGATAGAAGTTGTAACGCCAACTGTGGGTATCGAAAACCACGATGACTTTTTCCACGTCATCAAAACTGCGCACCGTATGGCACAACTCTATAACAAGTTTGCGAATAAAAACCTGCTTCTTTTCTGAGTCGCGTAGCACTTCTCCAAGGTCTTGCCCTGCGTAGTATTTGGTAAATACGCTGAAGGTGCGATGGTATAAATAGTTTCCGTCAAATAATATATTCATTTCTTTTGAGTTTTACCTAAATAAAATCCCGAAGGAATGTCTTTATCGTAATGCAATCTTATATTTTCTTTTCCGTTTGTCACCCATCTATATCTTATACCGTAACACGGATGATTCTTACCATGAAAATCAGCATGATTTTGTTTAATTTTCAACCGCGTTTCTTCTGAAACCTCATGACCTTTTCTAACTCTGGAAAGGTATTCCGCTCCTCCATTCTGCATACGCTTACTTACTTTTTCACTAATAGATTTCCTTCTCTCATCAGCATTAATCCAAGATTTTTTTGCAGATATGGACATTATTCTTTTTGTTTCTTCTGAATGAGGTTTTCTTTTTCTACCCCGTAATTGTTCAGTAACTCTCCTTGCTACATCGGGGTCTTTCATAGGACTACCACTACCAAAATTAACAGAAGTTCCTGGAAGAATATTACAACCTCCCAAACCATTAGAATAAATCGCAAAATTTTTGCGAATGTAAATCTCTTCAAGCTTATCAAGCGTCTTTTGAGAACATTTCCCCTCAAACAGCACTTCTCTTTTTATGAGTTTTCTCCAGCAAGACGGAAATTTATTCTTCAAACCCTTAACAAATCTCACCCATAAGCGTCCACTTCCCCAATAAGAATAAAACTTATCTCCTACATATTGTCCAACATAATACGGTTTATGTCCATTGTATAGAACTCCTGCTAATATAGTAAACTTATAAATCGTTCCTCGCATATTAAATTATCTTTACCATAAAACTAATACTTGAGAAAACAAAATAACCCTGCGGTGATGTTCCCGCAGGGCGAATCAAACTGTTTGTGGTATTATGGTTCCTACCGTAACAATCCCACGTTTGATGCTTGTTTATGTTGATTGTCGCTGATAGGCTTGTAAAGTTCTGTGCGCCTGCCTTCCTCTCTGCCTGCCTGACGCGCTGAATAAGCGTTACTGTGTCCACCCGTGCGGTGTCCCGTCTTTCCAAACTGCTCCGCAACGTAGGCTTTAAGAGCGCCATCGCTCTGGACGACCAACGCATTGACTTGTGCCGCAAACTTTTCATCCTGCTTCTTTTCGCGCTCACGCTCTGCGGTCAGCTTTTCATCCAGACCTTCGGCACATCCCAGCAGATAGGAGCGCTGGAAACGGTCTTTGCTGTACCGCGTGTAAGCGTACTCGGGACTCTCCTTATACGCCTTGTAAGCCGTCTTACTGAAAGCAACGTAGCGCTCTTTCAGCATAGCGAGCATCCACTTAACCAGCTCCATGTTTTCGCGTCTTCCTACAATGAGCAAACGCTTGTAGCTGGAGCCGTACACGTACGAGTGGCAAAGGTTATGCTTGCACAGAACGTTGGTCAATCGATTCTCCCATTCGCCCCCGATGCTCTTATACTCAAAACCGCTTATGACCTCATGCCCCACTGGGTCAACGGGACGCTCGCTCATGTCGATTTCATCCATCGAAAGGTTGTACTGAAGAAGCAGCTTGTTAAGCAGGGCAGCGGCAGTTGCGGCTTCAGCCTCACTACCAATTTTCTTGGCGCCCTCGTACATTGCCTTGAGCTTCTTGATTTTGGACATGATTTTGTCCATATCTCCGTAGGTTCCGAAAGTGTTTTGATTCTGTTCCATAATACCAATTTGTTTTGCAGTTGTTATAAGTAAATCTTGTTAGAATTATTCCATGCTAAAATCTGTGATGTAACCGAGATAGTGTTTTGCGCGTGTAATAGCTACATACACGAGGTTGCGCTCCTGCTCTGCCATCCAAGGAACCATCATACAGCTCTTCAGGTAGAACTTCTCAGGGCAAACGATGAACACGCGGTCAGCTTCAAGACCCTTCGCCTTGTGAACCGTACTGAGGCAAATACCGCTACCTGCTTCGTCGCTGAAGATACTCTCGATACGGTCAATTAGCTCCAGAACATCGGCGCACCCTTCGCTCAAAACCTCCAAAGCACCAATCTTGTCTGCCATAGCGCGATACGCCTCATTTTCCCGCACTTCTTCATCCGTGCAGTGGGTCTTTGCTTTGACCTTTTGTCCTATCTTCTCCAGCTCCCGATTCAAGCGCTCAAAGGCTTCAGAGAGCACCGTGCGCTTGGTCTTTTTAAGCAGATTTACAAGATTCGTTCCAATATCGCGACCCTTTACATAGGCTTTCACGCCCATAGAGATATAGCGCATACAAAGCGCCACAAGCGGTTTGGTAACGCGGCAAAGTATCATGTCGCCATCCTGCACCTGCTCCAGCTTTGCTTCATGGTCTATGGTTCCAGTAGGAGCGCCCTCGCGAGCCTCAATCTGGGGAACGATTTCCTTCGCAGCAGCAATGATATCTGCGTCGCAACGATAGCAAACGCTCAGCGGCATATGAGCCGTGTTAGGCAATCCCTTGAGCAAGTTGAAGCTCTCTACGTCTGCCCCAGCAAAACCGTAAATCGCCTGACGTGGGTCACCCACCGCAACAAACCGCCCTCCGGTCTTGATGCACTGGAGGAAAAGCGTTCTCTGGGCTGCATTCAAATCCTGGCACTCGTCGATGAACACGTAGTCATAACGGAACAGCTGGATGCGCTTCACGCAGGGGAAATAAATCATGTCGGTGAAGTCAATCTCAGAGGTGTTAGTCGTGCCCCAGCTAATTGCTCGCAAAGCAATGGTAACTTCGTTATCAATCAAGATAAGGTTATGCTTGTAAGCGAGGTCTTCCAGCTCGCTCGCGTTTTTAACAAGATTCACGCGCCCGAGGTCAATCAGAGACATGATGTTACTCTTCCAGTCGCCACGCTCTTCTGAGCTCAAATTGTCGTTGTACGGGAAGATGCTTTTAGTAGCAATGCCATCGTTGATGTATGCCTTGTACTTGTCGGGATTAACCGCGCTCTTCAGGCTGCGCGTAATAGCGCTGGCACCAAGGCTATGAAGCGTCTTAATGTCAACGTTCGGCATAGGACCAACCTTGCGACGCAGCTCCTCTACGATGCTCTTATTGAAAGCAAGGAACAAAACGCGCTTATCTGCGGGGATAAGCGCCAGCGCCCTTACTATGGTTGTTGATTTTCCACTTCCGGCAACAGCGTCAAGAACGACGTTTGCGCGACCCTTCTGCAAGAAGGTGAAGAAGGCTTTCTGATACTTTGAAGGAACGAATGTAGCCATGGTAAAGAGTTTTAGAATTTCCAAGTTAAACCGAGACTGTAGAAACAGAAGTTCTTAACCTCGCTCTTTACCTTTTTATGAGGAGACCTCATAACATCCTTAACATAAGACTCCAGCTGAGATTCGGAGATTTCATGCGGCTTAACCGCGTTCAAGAAATTGCTCTTAATATAAGTGGCAACCTCTTTTTGAGTCATTTCTTTAGCCATAATTCTAACAGTTTGATTTACGATTCTGGTACAAAGTTAGTGGTTATTTTTCAAACGGCAAAATTTTTTCTTACTTTTTTCTCTAAAAAATTTGCGCCCCTCGTTTCCCAACGAAGAGCGCAACTCCTTAATTCATTACCTCCTTTTTTGAAATTCACCAATTTAATAGTTGCTAAACGTTCATTATGAGATTATCCTTTGCTGCTAATTCTGCAAGCTTTTTCTCCTTGGGATTACAATAACAGAAAATAAGTTTGAACCCCTGCTTCTCCGCTACCTTATGCCACGCCCTTGTAAGAGTTTTGAAGCGCTGGTCGTGGAAATACATATCTAAATCAGATACACAAACGGTTGTCCAAACGTGAGTTCCTGTAGCATTGCCGTCCTGGTGCGCGTAGGCTATAACCCCGTCACGCAAAGATTCACATTTAGCAAGAATGCCTTGTATGAATTTCAAGCGTCCCATTACTTCATGCCCGTGGAGCCAAACCCTCCAGCGCCACGCTCGGTCTTTTCAGAGAAATCAATCATTCCTTGAAAGACCGCTTGAACAACGGGAGCAAGAATGAACTGGGCGATGCGCTCTCCCTTAACTACCACGAACGGTTCTGTACCATGATTTACCAAAATGACATTGCATTCACCTTGATAATCACTATCTATGGTGCCAACCCCATTGAGAACCGTAATCCCGTATTTGGCGGCAAGACCGCTCCTGGCTCTAACTTGAACCTCGTAACCGTCGGGAATTTGGAGATAAACGCCCGTGTGAAACATGTGTTTCTCTCCTGGCATAAGCGTGTAATCATTATCAACGCTAACAACGTCTGCACCGCTGCTCCTACGAGTCTTGTAAACTGGTACTCGGGCATCTTCGCCCACGAGCTTAATACCTACTTGAACCTGCTCCATTATCTCTTTGCTATTTGAATTTTACGTCTTTCTTGTTAAGTATCTTATGAGCCTTGCGGAACCCCTTATCTTGCTTATTAAAAAATTCCATGCAATCCTGGTACGTTCCGGTCATGACTATCCGATGGTCGTACTTTCCTTGAATACAAAAATCTGCTTTCATTAACGTGCTTTTGTTTTGTGCCTCAGGCGGGAATCGAACCCGCACGGACTTTTCAGTCCAAGGGATTTTAAGTCCCTCGCGTCTACCATTTCGCCACCAAGGCTGAAAGTGAGAACTGCGGTAACTTGACTGGTCTATATTCCGGAATTCACCCCAGTACCCTCCACGCCTCCTCCCGCAATTCTCACGCGGCAATTAGTCAGGGTCAACCGTCGGGTCGTCAGCATTTTCCGGAATATTGGTAAAGTGTCGGTCAATGCTAAACGTAATCTGGGTCTTGGTTTCCTTGACGTATCCCTTGATGTAAATATCGTAATGTCCCTCAAAGCTCACAACCTTGAACCATTCGTCCAGCCAGCCATTAACATATTCAGCAGCTTTGACGGTTTGGGCATCGTTGGATGTAAGAGCGTCGGCAAGAATCACAGCAGATTCACTGCGTAGCACAACGGGAGCATTAGTCCAGTCAAACACATAATCAGCGTCTCCGTTGAGACTCATATTAGCGTTGAAGAACTGAACGGTCACGCTTGCGTCGGTCTTACCGTCGGACTGAAGGGCATACTCTACTCCCCAAGGAGCATCGCTATTGCTACAAGAGCAAGCAGAAAAGGTAGCAAGCATCGCCAACGCTGCTACCGCAATTAGGATAAATTTTTTCATACGCATAACTTTTATTGATGCTGTTTTCTATATTTACAATAACATATTAAAAAGGGGCACGAGCAGGTGTCTACAATCGGCTACTTGCACATCACCGAAATCGTGAACAGCGCTATCCACTCCCTCATTCCGCACCCCTTGTATGATTTTGTTGAAGTGAGAGGAATCGAACCTCTATTCTCAGAACCAAAATCTGATGTCTTGCCTTTAGACGACACTTCAATACCCTCGTTATGTCCACGAGTATTCACCTTTTCTAAACTCTGCTAACAAACGCAAACCGATATCGCCATAAACCTTTACCAAAGCGGGATTTTGCTTTATCTGATACTTCAGACGACGGAAGAACAAGCAAGCAACAAGGAATTTCAAGCTCTTATACTCTGATTCTGTGAGTAACTTGCGCGCTTGTTCATCAAAGATTTGACGCTCCACGCGATAATCAAAATCACGACCGTCGCGAATTGCTTCATACCCGCAAAGGCTTTGCCCCAGTTTAGAAAAATCATGGACAATTCCGCTTACCGCATTGCCATACGGAACTGGGTCAATAAGTACAGGACCAAGAGTACGACTCATAATAATGTTCTCAAACGTAGTGTCTCCGTGACACCGCGTAATACGAAAATCATTAACAAAAGCAGGAATATCATTATAACAAGCGTAGGTTGATAACGTTACTCCGGTTGCTTCTTCATAAAATTTTGACCCATTGCGAATATAAAGCTCAAAACAAGCATCGCGAATGTCCTCGTTGTTAATTGTACTTACTCCAACGCCTTGGAGGTCAAACTCCGCAATGCGACGTATCACTTCTGGAAACATCCCAATCTTGTTCTGGTATTCGTAAAAGCTACCACCCCAAACATACGGCATAGTGTACATTCCTACCTCCGGAACGCTAAATTCCCCTGCCTTGATGGGGATTAAATACGGATGTCTATTATCGGCAAGGAACCGGAATTCCTTCTTCAATTTTTCCGCGTTGACTTCCCCTCGGGCATCCTTACGCACTATCAGCCTGCCGTCGCGATAAACAAGAGATGTACGGGAGTTACTACCGCCCGACATATCAACTATACAGTCGTCACAGAAGTCTCCTATTTTAACACAATCGCATCCGGCAGCGCGAGCAGCTACAAATCCCGTACGACTATCCTCGAAAGCAAGCACAGATTCAGGCTCAAATCCTAATTGGGATAACGCCTTGGTGTATGCCTCGGGATGCGGTTTATGATTCATAACGTGCTCCTGGGTAACATAAACAGAAAACGCATCTACAAGACCGTACTTTATCAAAAGAGGCTTTATATTCGACATGCGTGCCGTAGTTACCAAAGCAACGGGAATAGTGGAATTGCAAATAATATTGATAAGATACTTATTCGGCTTGGCATACAACGACATTTGGGCGTAGTATTTTGATTTCAAATCACGCAAACGCTCAACGTCGCAATCTGGGATTCCCATAACACGACTAAAATCATACACACTCAACCCCTTTGTATGCTGGAATTGTTCCTTCGTAATCTCAATTCCCAAGTCGTAATAAGCAAGGCGATAAGCCTGAAAATTCAATTCCGCGGTGTCAAACAACGTACCGTCAAAATCAAATATCAGCGCTTTGTAGATTTTATCTTCCATAATATTGCTCAAGTTCTTCTATGGTTCCGAAATTGATAACGCTGCCTGCCACTTGGCTCGCCCCTATTACCGCCCCATCCTGAAGCATGGCGCGAAATATATCGCTTATGTACTCCAATTCTGTACCGTCTGATGTACCGTAAAGAAATAATCGCCATAAAGAAACATTATCCTCAAACAGATACGCCCCCATGACCGCTTTATTGCTTATGACGCGCTTTTCTGCTATTCTTCTTACCACGCCAGGATTATGAGGCAACGTCTCCAAATAGCTCTTATTCGGATTGTCGCTGGGAAACCAGAATAACCTACCGCTCTCTAAATTATCGTCCGAGAATTCGGGAATCAGCCCATATACATCGCAATCAAGACAGAACAGTGGAAGTCGCTTACCCGTGAAAACCCGTTGAAACCCTATGCGGAATGTTTCCACAGGAGTACGCGTCGGTGCGTGGGCTATTATCTCAACCGATTGGGGATTGAATCTTGCGTGTATTTCTTTCATTAACCCCTCAAACTCCTCATAATAATCTTCAAGAACTACTAAAACCAACTGATTGATATCGTAGTTAGCAAGACTCTGGAGAGCTTTCATGAAAAATCTTTCACCGTCCGGCAACCGCATCAACGGCTTACACGTCGGTTGGCATCCCTGCATACGAGTCCCTCCGCCCAGCATAGGCATTATTACATTGACTTTCATTTTCATCAAAACAAACTTTCAAGCAAGGTGTCGTCGTACCCTCGCGGACTATAAAAAATCTTGACCCCCTGCATTTCAGTATCCTTAAACCGTCGCCACGTCATTCGGTCTTCCACTCCGTAGTAACGTATCATATCCGTAGCCAGCGCCTCACGGTCTCCCGTAAATCCTATGACGCTTTTAGAATTGTACTCGTTTTTGACCATACCCGTAATGGTTGCCCAATGGGCTCCTGCCTTTACGGTTGCGCATTGGATTGCCCAATCGGATTGGGGCGTGTAATGTTCCTTCGGGATTGTCTTCCAAATGGGCCAGAAACGCTCCACGTCTATAAAATACGTCATATTAGGGCAACCTCCGCGCATGGGGTCGTGATACCCTATTATAGACGTACTTTCGTTGTTAGCCATGACGCGATTTCTCAACCCTACAAACGCGCAAAGTGGGTCTTGGCGCATAATCCGCAACCCCATCTTGGCGTAGTATTTGAGATAACAGCTGCCACAATCTTCCTCTGTCTTAGAGAGATGACTGTTACCGCTGACTCCGCCTTTCTTGATATAACGGAATTGCTGGATATCGTCTTCCAGAATAAAGCAATACCGTATGCCCCACTGCCTACAAAACTTCAACACTTCGCCGAACCTTTCTCCCACGCTTGATACCGCCTTGGGGAAATAATGAAATTTGGGATGCCCCTTCTTGTATGCTTCTTCTTGGTCTGGCTGAACAAACACCAGCGTATTCTCAAACAGCTCCGCGTCGTTCCACGTTTCAAAACAATTCAACGTAGCGTTATGCCCAGGACGATTGTAACTGAGAATGAACGTCGGATAAATAGGGAAATCCTTGAGACCGAAAAACGCCTTCTTCTCCCACCGACCATCGTCTCGTCGCCAAGCATAGTAAGCGTCTAAGGCAACGGTCAACCGCGCTATCTGTTCTTCGGAACGGTCAACCGCAAGGTCTACAATTGCGTCTGCTACATCAATAGCTAAACCAACTCCCGCGCCAAAGTCTTCAAGCAAGAGCCAATCCAGCGCAACGCTTTTCAGCAAAACCTTATTCTTGTAAGTTTTTAATTTGCTGGGAAGAGACGCGTAAATATCGGATATGTCTTTTTTCCACTCGTTCATACCGTTATTAACGATGCGACCTTCTTAAAACTGTTCCAGTATATCGACAAACCGACAGAAGTCTTTGGCGCTTGACGTAAACTTTTCAACCCCCACGTGCCGAAGCAATGGCTTGTGATACGGAATATCTGAAATCACCTTAATAGCAATCATGGGTATGCGCTCTCGCTTTGCCACGGCTGCTACTGCCGCTCCTTCCATGTCATAAATCACCGTTGGTCCGTAGGTACGCTCTAATTCACGTCCCGTCCGTCGGTCAACCACGCTATCCCCCGTCAACAACGTAACATTTTCCGACCCCTTCAACGGATAGACCGCGTGGAGCTCATCGAAAACAGCGGAATACGGTGTGTCCGCATCCCAAACTGTACAACTATCTGGTACAACGATTTCTCCTGGCGTAAAACCACTCGCTCCTCCGGCATACCCTATAAGAGCAATCATATCCACGCGCATATCTGCGTTGGTTGATAAGAAATCCTGAACAACGACAGCAGCGCTAATCTTACCAACGCCGCATTTCAGCGCCCGATAATGATTATGGGTATTTTTTAACGCCAAAACCTTAATGAAACTTTCACGCTCCTCTTCCGTAGGAACAATAACAAGAATATCCATATTACAAAAATGCGTACTTAAATCCTGTAGCAAGTTTATTAGCTCCCAACGTAGCAAGCCAAATACTGGAGCTGATATCATCGTGACTACCCACGCTCTCCAAACCCTTCTCTGTGAAAGCAACGCTCCCGAGGTCGTCAAAGATAAGGTCTTTTGCATCTTGGCTTGCCTTATCACCCGTTGGGATATGAATTTTACCGCGCTCCATAAGAACCGCTATTCCTGGCCACCCCGTCTTGAGGTCATACTTATCTATGCCCGTAGTATGACCCATAACCGGAAGTCCTTGACGGTCGCCCTCCTGGACAAACACTACTTGGAATTGGTTCTGCTCCACTACCATAATATCCGGACGGAACCGCACGTTGATAGCCTTGAGCGTCTGCATTTGCTCGTAGAAGGTTTTACCCTTTTCACGGTACATATAAAGCAGGTACATGTCGCGCTCTTCCGTAACGCCCCAAACCGTGAACACGCTCCAGTCCGCGCCTACATTAGCGGATATAGCAAAGTCGCATCCAACAACGATACGCGCAAACTTCATAGGGAAATCGTCACGATTGCGAACCAGCGTGTAACGCTCCATCCCACGGATACTTACCTCAAGCACCTTCATAGGGAAGATACTACTTTCGTTGGTAATCGGTCGGCAAAGATTTTCTCGGCTGAAGATTATGTTACCCTGCGTAGCACGCTTGTCCATAAGGTCATCAAACCCCCAACGTCCTGGCCAAAGGATACGCCCGTCTGGAAAGATAGCAGGATACTCGATGACAAACCATCCGTTACGATTGCCCGTCGCGGCAATGCTCTTTTTCTTCAAATCACCGTACAAATCCTCCGCATGGAACGGTGTGCCTACGACTATAATTTGCCCGCCAGGAACAAGCATGTTCATAATGACGGAATGAAAATAATCTATGCTCTTGTTACGTTGTAGCTGGCTGTAGATAACGTTATCTTTCAAGCCGTCATCCACCACTATGTAATATGGGTGGGCGCCACGCACCGAAGAACCAAACCCCTTACAAGTCAAACGCGCTCCATTTTTGCATAAGATATTAGTGCTTGCCCACGCGCCCTCTTTAGGATTCTCAGGATACAACCGTTCTTTCAGCGTGTCGTTTGCTTCAATAGTGCCCTTCAAGATTTCCATCAGGTCTACGGACTGCTGGAGAGAGAACGAAAATAGGTATCCGCGATTAGAATTACTCTTGGACGGTCGTTTTGCGTACTGTTTCCAAGCTGGCGGCGAATAGCTATACAATTTCCAAATCAAGTATGCGTTAGAGAAATAGAAACTTTTCCCGTGGTCACGTGCCGCCTCAATACAGAGCTTATTGTAACGCATAGCCAAGTCGCCCCATTCGAGATGGTGCCAACTCATCTGGAAATCCGGCAAGCATGACGTAATAAAATAAGTCAAATTCTTCACCCTCAGCGTCTCTTCCACCGCAGCGCTTATACGGTCTGCGTAATGGGGAGTGAAATCCAAATTGGGGTCGCCCGTGTACAAAACCTTATATGTATCTTCAAGAATCCCCTGAAGAACCCCGTCAAGGTCTCCACCGCTACCGGAAGCCAACTCCAGAATAGCAGCGTCATCCATATTATCGATTATATCATCCACCACGTTCAAACATTCTGCGTAGTGGATGGGGCTTGAAAGAAGGCTGTATTTCTGGTCAGGTCGAAGTGTTGCTACATCAAACATACGGTTTCAACGGCAAATTATTACGAATGGCGTCACGCGCTTTATCCTTATCAAACGCACAACAAATCATCATGGCGTAAACGTAGAACGCTGTCTTATCAGGGAATTCTGCGCGTAATTCCTTACAGCGATTCATAATCGCCTCTTTCCATTCTTGTTTTGACTTAAATTCCGCCATATTATTTTACGCTTAAACCGCTGGGGATGGAGCCTCAGCGGTTGGTTTCCCCTATAAGGGAAATAAACTATGCGAGCAGAGAACGGATTTCTGCCCGAAGAGCAGCAATTTCGTGGTCACGCGCTTTCTTATTCAGGGTCTTATCTTGCTCAATAAGAACCCTATATCGCGCAAAGTCCTTTGCTACCTCGGTCATCATCACCATTACCTGACGACGCACGAGACGGTGGATTTCAGCGGGACGGAACTCAAACACGAATTCCTCCATCTTACCGCCCGTATAGCGAATGTACCCAAATGCCTCCAACGTGGCAAGCAAGGCAAGAGCAGCGCTATTACTGAGATTGGTGTTCTTTACTATGTCCTTGCGTGTGAACCGCTGCCCCTCAAATTCCTCAATCGGCTTTTTGGTCAAGTACGAATACAGCGCCTTGGCTTTGTCTTCCGCGTTGGAACGGTTGTTCTCATCGCTAACAAACTGTTTCACTTGGTCAACCTCCGCCTGCTCTGGAGTGGGCGCGTTCCTGGCGGCAAGGAAATCATCAATGACCTTTTCTTCCAAACGAACAAGAATATGACCGCGCTCGGTTGCCACCGCATCGATGGCTTTCTTGACTTCTTCGTCCAGCGTCGCGAAGACCGTAACCTTATCCCGCGTCAGCTCCATCTTTTCTTTTGCTTCAGTGGTTTGCTGTGCCGTAGCAGACTTCTTTTTCGACGGCTGTGCTACTCGTTCCTCGGGAGCCGTCGCACTCGCAGGAAGGCTTGTTTTCTGTTCTACCATAATAGTTCACTATTTTGTTTTTCAATTCAATTACCGCCTTGTCGCGCACTTGCGCTCTAAATAGGAAATTGCTTACCATTTGTCTATATTTGTTTGTTGCTACTTTCTCTTAACGTACTTGTACACCGAAATGTTAGCAAGAGCCGAAGCAATGTCCTTGAAGAATTCCTTACGGCTTACATTCTGGATGACATTGTAAATACCCTCTCCTGTTTCAGGATTGGCTCCGCGATAGCATTCCACCGTATAAACAACGCGCTTACGGTCGTGGGAATCATAGGCAATCCCTATCACCATAACCTCATAAACGGAATTATCACGCACAATGTAACCTATTTCGCCCAAATGCGCTATTTCCGCAGGAATAACCCTCACAGGACCATTCTGGCGCATATCTATTTCGTTAGAAGTTTTACGGCTCAACGGTCGTAGGTCGCTGGACGGTGAGGTCTTGTAACCGTCGTTGACCGTGCCCTTGGAATGGCGCACCTTGTGATTGTCGTAAATCTTACGCGCAAGGAACTGTGCGTCGGGGATGGTACAAGTCCGTACCATGTAACGCATACCTGCTCCGCTGGACGCAGTTTCTATCAACCCGACGTTGCGTAATTCTTCCAGGAACGCGCTACTGAAATTGACGTCTATGTCGCACGCTTTCAGGATACCCGTAATGGAGCGCTCGCGCACACTCACCCAACGATTCAGATTTTCAGGCTTTACCACCTCGCGAACAGCAAGCTCCAGTCCGGCAAGGATGTCTTCAGGTGTAGATTTAGCTTTCATAATACCAATTTTGATTTACAGTTTCTTTGTTAAAATTAACTTTGCTACTGTAATTCTTTACAAATCTTCACAGATAAAACAGAATCCTTGTACATGCGCCTGATAGCATCTTCCGCTTTCTTTGCTGACTTTGCTTCTACGGACTGAATCTTTGCCCAATGAGGTAAATGCTTGAACACTATTACTGCCTTGTATATGCTTTTCATAACAAGCGCCCTTATTTAGCACCACACATAAACTCAAAGAATTCAGTACCACGCGCCCTTTCTTCCGCATTGTCGCTGCTACCGCCTTCTCCGCGCTTGGCACGCAGCTTACGCATAAACCAACGCAGCAGGTCAGAATTACCCTCTACGTCATTCATAGCGCCATGGGCATCGGTGAGTTTTAACTTGGCGTAACCTAAACAAGCGCCCAAATTGATTTTCTCGTCCCCCTTTACGCCCCAAGTAAGTTTAGCAAGCGGCAAGGTGTCAATGCCTCCTGGGAAGAAATAATCGTCACAACTCCACCCAAACTCCGCAAAGCAAGCATCCAGGAACGGACGGTCAAAACTCAAAACGTTATGCCCCACCATAATGAGTCGCCCCTGCTCCGCTGTCTTTGCTTTCGCTTGATGACTTGCGAACCAAGCTTTTGCCGTAGCAGCAAATTCCTTCTTGGTCATACCGTTGTTAATGTCGCTCATGGAGACCATCGTGTGCTGGAGAGCTTGCTTCTCTATCACTAAACCATCATAAGGTTTCACAAATGTCTCCCAGCGGTCTTTCTCTTTAAGCGTACAACCGTCCAAGATAATAGCAGCAAACTGGGTGATTGGGTTCTTTTCCTTATAAAGACCGCCAGACTCTATGTCCAAAACGCAATAATTACTTTTTATCATTTTCCGCTTTCAGTTGTTTACGAATATAAAGTTTGTCGGGATGCCAAAACAGACAATGCACTACTCCTGGGATTGCCGTATGACGCGCTGCTATTGCCTCTTCCGAACCGCACCACCAACTCACAGCAGAACGTAGCTTGGCGCAATAGGGGCACCCTCGTTCTTCGTATATCTTACGCACTGCGGCAACCTGCTCTGGGGTCAAAGTGCTTTGGCGTTTCTTTCTACAAAACAAATTCATATTCTACAAGAATACATAAATATAACAACAAAAATGGGGGATGCCCCCTCAATAGCTCCCCCGTCGTAAGAGTTAAACTTTGAAAAGAGAAATGCGCGTTTCGTCGATGCCTTGCCCTTATAGCAGAATGACATATTAGCGTGAAAGAATCTGTCCGAAATGGTCACCTTCGGCTGCGTAGCAATATCCCTCGACTCGTTCAACGCGCATCCCTCTCGACTACTGTTCCCCTGCGTCCTGCTTCTGCTCCGTTTCTGCCTTTTCTGACTCCTCGGGAGCGGTACTGGGTTCGGGTGCGGAAGACTCTTGCTTCTCTTCCTTTTCTTCCGGTTCCTCTATCACCTCTACAATCTCGCCAATGCACAACCCCTTGCCGTGCTTAATGTTCTCAAGCATTTCGCTGATAGCGTCTTCACGACCGCTCTGGTAAGCGTCTTCCAGCTCTTCGGTTCGCTCCTCCTTTACCTTGCGGGCAAAGTCTTCAAGCATAGCAGTTACCTCTTCTTTGGTAAACTTTTTACCCGTAACGCCAAACGCCTTTTCGACTTTGTTCATGACGTCAGTTGTTACCACAGCACGGTCAATGTTACCGTGACGACGATAAGCGTGGTCGCTGTAAGCGAGAGCATTCCAAATAACCACGCGCTGCTCTTTATTAAGAGCGATGCGCAGACAAATGTTTTTAATGATTCCCATGATTTGGTTTGTATTTATTGATTTGTAATATAAATTCTGCTTTGTTATCTTTTATCTCAGCAACCCCTTTTGCACGCAAGAAGCAAAATCCCTTGTAGGAATATTCTTCAAGAAAAATCGTATTTGGTTCTGGCGGATAAATAAAGCAACCGCGTGTAATTTCACCCAAGCAATCTTTCACGTTCTTACCAAACGCATCATAGAACGACTCAATGAGCGCTGTTTCTATTTCGCGGGAAAATTTGCTTTGTATTTGATACGTTACTATCATTTCTTCTTCAAAGGTTCAAGAATATCCCAAGTGGTAACATAAGTATCCGCCCAAGCACCGCTATCGTCCTTGCGACGTATGCGTACAAATTGACGTTGAAAAGCGTCCGCTGTGAAACCGTCTGAGCTGGGATTTTGGTTAGGGTCTATTTTAACAAGCTCACCGCCTACCAGCGGACGCAGTAAGTATTTATTGTAACTTTTAATGCGGTCAATATCCGCAACAACGCGCATAAACGCAGGTCTTCCTCCTTCACACATATAGTTTTGTTTCTTTATCTGTAATAAAGAAAACTCTGGGGAACAAGAAGAGCAGCGCCCCGCAAAGAACGCTGCTCAACAAACCTTTTATAAAACACGTAGAACCTACTCCACGGTGACCTTCAGCGAAGACGTCGGCTT